TACAAACACGTTCAATGTCAAAATTGAGTGTTTAGGTATCGATATGTTTTCAGTGTCAGTTTAAGTTCAAACTAAAACCAAAAAACTATGTTTATATTTCATTGTAAAAAATGTAAAACAGAAAAAAAATTACAGAGAGCAATTTTAGAAATTAAAAATTCTAAAGTTGTTACTAGAAATTCAGAATGTCCTAAGTGTTTAGATTATATGGTTGAAGTCCAGAAAGAATTTGGCATTCCAAATCTGATTCGTACTGAGCCAACATTAAACAAAAAATAATGGGCAAAGGCAGAAAAAAAACACCTACTGTTTTAAAAGAAATGCAAGGCACAGCTCGAGCTGATAGATTAGTTGAAAATGAAATGACAGTTGATTTAGTTTTACAATTGCCAGAGCCTCCAGAATTATTATCTGAAATAGGAGTTCAAGAATGGTATAAGGTAACAAGTCAGTTGTTTAATTTAAAAATGTTGCACAATATTGATTTAAGATTAATAGAAAGTTATTGTAATGAAATGGCTTTATATATTGAATGCGAAAAAGAGCTTAGAGAAAATGGAAGAGTAGATGTTTTTAAAAACACTAATGGTGATATAATTAGAACTCAAGCAAAGCCATTTGTAAAAATGAAAAATGATGCTTTGGCAAATGCATTAAAATTAGCAACACAATTTGGTTTGACACCAGTTGCCAGAGCTAACATATCAGCACCAGTCACAAATAATAACACCCAAATAAATAATTACTTTGAGTAAATATTACTTTGATAAAATAGCCGCAGAAAAAGCCATTGGTTTTATTGAAACTTTTTGCACCCATACAAAAGGAGAAAAAGCTGGTGAGCCTTTAAAACTTGAAAAATGGCAAAGTAAAATTGTTGGTGATATATTTGGCTGGAAAAATAAAGAAACAAATCTTAGAAAGTTTAGGACAGTTTTTATACAGCTTGGAAGAAAAAATGGAAAGACCACGTTAGCAAGTTCAATAGCCCTTCTAATGCTTTACATGGACTCTGAAAGAGGCTCTGAGATATACTGTGCAGCATCTGACAGAAATCAAAGTGGGATTTTATTTTCTATTGCAAAGAGTATGGTTTTACAAAACAAAGAATTATCTGATAGAGGCAAAGTATATAGGAACTCAATTGTTAATGAATCAAAAGGAAATTTTTTTCAAGCTATAAGTGCAGATGCAAATACTAAACATGGATTCTCAGCTAATTGCGTCATATATGACGAAGTTCACACCGCTAAATCTAGGGATTTATGGGACACACTTTTGACATCAACTGGTGCTAGACGTCAGCCATTGATAATTGCGATAACAACAGCTGGTTATGATAAACAAACAATTTGTTATGAATTATATTCTTATGCAAAAAAAGTAAAAGAAGGAACTATAAAAGATGAAAGTTTTTATTCTGTTATATATGAAGCTGATGCTGATGACGATATAACTTTGGAAACAACATGGAAAAAAGCAAATCCAAATTATGGTATAAGTTTGAAAAAAGAATATATGCAAAGGGAAAGTCAAAGGGCAATTGATGTTCCATCATATCAAAATACATTTAGGCGATTAATGTTAAATCAATGGACCGATTCACAAAGTGCCTGGCTCACATCTGGTGAATGGAATGCATGTCATCAAGAATTTGATTATAGTATTTTAGAAGGAAAAGAATGTTGGGGCGGTCTTGACTTAGCATCTACTAGAGATTTGACCGCATTTGTTTTATTATTTAACGTAGATGGCAAGTTTGTTTTTATTCCTTATATATTTATTCCAGAAGAAAACGCAAAGAAAAGAAGTGAAAGAGATGGTGTTGACTATGTTACTTGGTTGAAAAATGGTCATATTTTTGCAACACCTGGCAATGTTGCTGATTATAATTTTATAAGAGCAAAGATAAATGAGCTTTCAAAAAAATATAGGATTCAATCAGTGTGTTATGATAGATGGGGGGCTAGCCAGTTAATTGTTGATTTACAAAATGATGGTTGCAATCTTGACCCTTTCGGTCAAGGATTTGTTAGCATGAGCATGCCAACGAAAACTCTCGAGGCTGAGATACTTGCTAAAAATATTATTCATAATAATAACCCATGCATGAATTGGTGTATGAGTAATGTTGCACTTCAAGAGGATGGAGCTGGGAATATTAAGGTTGCAAAAAATAGGGCAAAAGAGAAGGTTGACCCAGTAGTTGCATTGATTATGGCATTAGGTAGTTATTTAACAACTGAGAGTGGTGATAGCATATATGATGAAAGAGATGTTTTGGTATTATAAAAATGTTAAAAAATAAATACTATTTTATATTTTTAAAATAGAATTGTGTAGTATTATTGTGAAAATAATTATTTCACATTGACTTTACTAGAACGAATAACTAACGTATTCACACCAAAAAAAACAGAAAAAAGAAACTTATCTTTTAATTCAATATTCCCTCAAGTAAATTCATTTGACACTGACAAAGCCCTAACACTTACTGCGGTTTGGTGTGCAATAAGATTATTGTCAGAATCAGTTAGTTCACTACCAATTTCAGTTTACACAAAACGTAACAATGGTGATAAATTAGAGGACACAAAAAGTCCTATCTATAAATTGATAAAATATAAACCTAATTATTATCAAAATAAAATAACATTTTTTGAGTTTATCATGCTAAGTATTTGTACTGATGGAAATGGATATGCTCAAATAGTTAGAAATAATTCTGGAACACCAGTCCAATTATTATGTATTGACCCAGAAAAAGTTACAGTTGTTGTAAATAATAATGAGCTTTTTTATCAAGTTAATGATGGTAGAGTTTTAGATTCAGCTGACATGCTGCACATAAAAACAATCACAGACGATGGCGTGACAGGTCTCAGTCCCATTGACCAATGTGCAAAAGCTCTAAAATGGTCAGAGAGCTTAGAAGAATTTGGCTCAACATTCTTTTCTAATGGAGCAAAGCCAAGTTCTATTTTACAAACTGATAGAGCATTAAGTGACACAGCATTACAAAGATTAAAAACCAGCTTCAATAATAACTATGGGAATTTAAAAAATAGTAATTCAACTATTGTATTAGAAGAGGGTTTGTCTTTTAAACCTATTTCAATAAGTCCAGAACAAGCTCAGTTTTTAAGTTCTAGACAATTTAGCATTGAAGAGGTTGCAAGAATTTTTAATGTGCCACCACATTTATTAAAAGATTTAAGCAAATCAAGTTTTAATAATATTGAAATGCAATCACAAGAATTTGTTACTTACACTTTAATGCCTTACATAACAAGAATAGAAGAGGAAATGAATCTTAAATTATTTAGAACAAATGAGTTAGGAAAAACATTTGTTGAATTTAATGTAAATGGATTGTTGAGGGGTGATGTAAAATCAAGAACTGAGGCATATAAAACAGCAATCACTAATGGCTATATGTCAATAAATGAAGTTAGACAAAAAGAAAACATGAACTCTATTGAAGGTGGTGACAAACATTTCATGCAAATGAATATGACAACAATAGATAAAATTGGAGAGGATGCCAGCTAAGAAATGTGAAAATGGCAAATGGAAGTGGGGTGAATCTGGGTCATGTGTTTATGATTCAAAAAAAGATGCTGAAGATGCAAACAGTGATTATAGAGATGAAAGAGATGTAAATTTAAACGTCACTGAAGGCATGAAAGAAGAGGCTGCAAGGGGCAAAGCATGGCGTGAAGAGTTTGGTAGAGGTGGAACTGAAGTTGGCTTAAAAACAGCTAATATGATTTTAAGTAATTCAATGACAGAGGACCGAGTAAAAAAAATGTTTGCATACTTTGAAAGACATGAAACTTATAAAGATGCTGAAGGATTTAGACCAGGTGAAAAAGGTTATCCATCAAATTCAAGGATTGCCCACAGTTTGTGGGGTGGTGACGCTGGTCATTCATGGAGTGAGAAAAAAAGAAATCAATTAAAAAACGAAGAAGAAGAGAGAGTAACAAAAAAAATAAAAACAGCTTTAGAGAATAAAGTAAAAGACCATAATGAGGACGTAAAAGATTCTAAAAAAGATTGGAATACCAAGGTTAGTTATGCAAAACTTGAAAAGGTTTTTGATAGAGGTGTTGGAGCTTATAACACAAATCCTCAAAGTGTACGTCCATCAGTTAAAAGTCCAGAGCAATGGGCGATGGCTAGAGTAAATTCTTTTCTTTATGCTTTAAAAAATGGTAAGTTTAGAGGCGGTAAACATGATACTGATTTGCTTCCAGATAATCACCCAGTTGTAAAAAAAATGAAAGAAGAAAAAAATTTAAGAAAAAAAGTAGGGTCAATGATTACAGATGGTGTTGAAATGCCATTATTTGATTCTTCTAAAGAGGCTGAGCAAGAGGCTGAAAAACTAGGTGGCTCTGGATTTCATGAGCACACTTTGGATGGTAAAACAGTTTATATGCCTTTTAAATCTCATGAAGAAATAATGGATGTTATGAATAACAGAACAATAAAAAATAATACAATGGAAAAAAGAATATTTAATGTTGAAACAAGAGTAGATACAACAGAAGATGGAAAAGATGTTGTTGTAGGCTACGCAAGCGTTTATGATTCTAGGTCAAATAACCTTGGGGGTTTTTATGAATATATAGAAAGAGGGGCTTTTACAGATGAACTTATTGCAAACTCAGACGTCAGAGCTTTGATAAATCATGACCCAAATTTAATACTTGCAAGAAACAAATCTGGAACTTTAAAACTTTCAGCTGATGAAAGAGGTTTAAAATATGAATTTGAAATGCCAGAAACATCTTATGGTAAAGATTTAGCTATTTCAATGAAGCGTGGCGATATAAGTCAAAGTTCTTTTGCATTCACTGTGGCTGAGGATGACTGGTCAACTGATGACGAAGGCAATAACATTAGAACAATTAAAAAAATTGATAGGTTATTTGACACTGCTGTTGTGACATATCCAGCATATAATCAAGCGGATAGTGATTTAGTTGTAGCTCAGAGAGGTTTAGAGGCTTATAAACAAAGTTTGATTGAAGAAACTAAAGAAGAAAAAATAGAAGAAAAAGAAAACAATTTAGTGAGGGGCTCTCTTATCTCATTAAATATTGAATTAAAAAAGAGAAAATAAAAAAAATTATAAAATGAAAACATCAATCACATTAAAGGAGGAAAGGTCAGACATTATTTCTCAGTTGGAAAACATTAAGGATGTTGCAACAACTGAGGAAAGAGATTTAACCTCTGAAGAAAACAATCAAGTGGATGGTTTATTAACTGAAGTTGATAATCTTGATGCTAAGATTGCAAGAGCTGAAAAAATGGAAACTATCAAGCGTAACGCTGCGGTTGTTTCTGGTGTGTCAGCTAAGAAAAATAATGAAACAAACAACTGGTCTTTATTTAAGGCTGTAAACGAAATCAGAAATGGCGGTGGCTTAACTGGTCTTGAGGCGGAAATGCATCAAGAAGCTGAAAGAGAAGCTAGAAAAGGAATCCAAGGAATTGGAATACCAACAATGCTAACTGAAAAAAGAACAATTGACCAAGGTACATCTGCTATTGCTCCAGTGTCAGTTGGTGCTTTTATTGATAGTTTGCAAGCATCTGGTTTATATAATAGAGTTGGAATCCAAGATTTAGGAACTGTTGCTGCTGACACTTTGTTACCTATTGCTGGAGGGTCAACTGTTGACTGGGCTGCTGAAAATGCTGCTGCTGGTGATACTGGTGCTGACTTTGCTAAAATAACTCTTTCACCAAAAAGAATTACTGGTGTTGCTAACATTTCAAATGTTATATTAGCTCAAAATGGACCAGCTGCTGAAGCTGCTGTAATGAGAGACATGGGTAGAAATATGGCTACAAAAATCGACAAAGCAATGTTTTCTTCTGCTGATTTAGGTGGTGGTGCTCCTGGAGCAATTGCTGGAACTACTGGAGTTTTAACATTTACAGAATCAACAACTTCTGGTGGTGCTGGAATGGTTGAAGATATGTTAACTGCGATTCAAACAGTTGCTGATAATCATGGTTTAGATGGTAATTTAGCTTTTGTTAATGCTTGGGGAATGTATTCTACTTTAAAATCTGGTGCTCAGGTATCTAATGTGTTTCCAGCTTATGTTGATGACAAATTAATGGGTTACCCAGGTTACTTTAGTTCACACCCAGCAACAGCTGGTGGTCCTCCAATAACTTCAGCTGATGGTATATTTGGTGACTTTAGTAGAGTTTACTTTGCGACTTTTGGACCTAGTTCAATTTTAGTTGACCCTTATACTGATGCTAACTCAAACGAAGTTAGATTAGTTATGAATAACCATGTTGACTTTGCAGTTGCAAGTGGAGCATCTTTTGTTAAATATACGTCACTACTATAATTAATAATTGATTCAAAATTAACTTTTTAAAAGGTTGGAAATTAGGGTTTTTTACCCTTTTTTCCCTCCTTTTTACTAAAAACAAAAAATGCTTTTTAACTGCATTTTAAGACGTTTTAAGGCATTTTATATGTTTTGATGAATATAGATATTAAAAAGTTGAGAAAGTACAATAGAAGAAAAACGCTAGATAAGAAAAATTAAACAAAAAAAAGCAATAAAATTATTATGTTAAATTTTAAAAACATTAAAAAAGGGTCTTAAAAATCCTTTTTTTTATAAAAAAATAATATGAAAACCTATCAAGTTACAACAGCCGCAACAACTTTCCCAGTAAGTTTAACTGAAGCAAAAAGTCATTTAAAAGTTGACACAAATGCTGATGACACTTACATTGAATCTATTATAAAAGCTGCAACACAATTAAGTGAGGAATACACAAATAGATTTTTTATTGATACAGTTGTAACTCAATATTCAAGTGATTTTAAAGAAATTGAAACTTTGTTTAAAAGCAAAGTAAGTGAGGTTGCTCATGTTAAATATTATGACAGCAATAATACTTTGCAAACATTAAGTGCTACTGTTTATGATGAGCAATTAAATTATGAGCCAGCACAAATACAATTAGCTGATGGTCAAAGTTATCCAGCTTTTACTAAAAGAAATGATGCTGTTGAGGTTAAATATACAGTTGGATATGGAGCTGCAAGTGACGTTCCAGAAATAATAAAACAAGCAATTCTTTTAACAATAGGAAATTTTTATGCTAACAGAGAATCTGTGATAGTGGGTCGCATGGTTAGTGAGCTCCCACAAAATAGCAAATGGTTGCTTGATACATATAAAGTACAAATAGTAGGATGACAATTGGTGAATTAGATAGAAGAGTAATAATAGAAAATGTGAGCACCTCATCTAATGCTTATGGTGAATTGACTAGAAGTTATAGTGCTTTTCGTACAGTTTGGGCTGCAATTGAATGGAAGGGCGGTACTGAATCAATGGACCAATCTGAAAAAATAACTGGCATGACTAAACTACATGTTTACATAAGAAATTTAGACATGAGCAATTTAAGTTTACAATCAAGATTAACTTATGATGGTAAATATTATTTTCCTAAAGTTATAAATCAGATAGAAGGGAGGACAGCATTTTTAGAAATAATTTGTGAAAATAAAGATTAATGGCTTTATACGAAAATAATAACAGTATTAAAATGTTTGGTGTAAAGGAAATAGAAGATTTATTTTCTCAGCTACCAGGTCAAATTAATCGTGATGGTGTTTGGAAACATTTTTTTAGAGAAATATCAAAGCCCTTAGTAAAATCTGCAAAACAAAAAGCTGATTCAATATCAAATGAAAGCATAAGAGGTACTGGACAACTTGGCAGAAGTATTGGATATTTTACAACAAGAGCTAGTAGAAGATATTTAGGAGGATATGTTGGTCCAAGAGTAAAAGGAAGATTTGCAAAAAAAAGTCAATCATATAAAGGAAAAAACAAGAAAAAACAATATTCAAATTCTGGTTTTTATGGTGCTTGGGTTGAATATGGTGGTGAAGTTAAATTTGGTGGAAAAGGTTTTGGAAAAAGAAGTCAGCCATTTATGCGTCCAGCTTATGAAGAAACAAAAGTAGAAATGATGAATAATGCTTTAAAAGATGCTGAAACAGTAGTAGCAAAACAAATTAAAAGGCATGAAAGAAAATTACAAAAACATGGATTATTTGGTTATTAAATGGAAATAGGAAAAGCAATATATAATATTTTATACAATGGTGGTGTTGGTGATGTTTACGATATAGTAGGAAATAGAATATTCCCAAACGTAGCTCCACAAACAACACAATTTCCATTTATTATTTATGACATTACTGGCGTAATACCAAATGACACAAAAGAGGGAGCAAGTACGCTTGACACTAATAGTGTTATGATTAGTTGTTATAGCGAAACTTATGCACAAGCATCTGATTTAGCAAAAAAAATTAGGATTGCAATGGATAGAATAAATGAAGGGACTTATAATGGTGAACAAATACAATCAAGTCAATTTCAAAGTTACAATGATATTTTTGATGATACTAGCGGTGATGCTGGTATTTATAGAAAAGCATTAGATTTTGATATTAGACAAATAAATCCCACAAATTAAATAAATAGATTATGAAGATAAAATTGAAAAAAAATTGGAGATATGCTGGTCAAGTAATAATGGCTGGAACTGAATTAGATATAAAAAATGAAGAAACTATTTCTTACTTAAAAGACAATGGTTTTCTTAAAGAAGAAAAAAAAGAAAAAAAGGCAAAAAAAGTTGCCGAAGAAAATAATTAATTAATAAAAAAAATAAAAGAAAATGGCTATTTTAAATGGAACTGAATTAAAAGTTTATAGTGCTGGAACAACTAATCTTGTTGCCTTTGCTCAAAACTGTACGCTGAATGTAAATCATTCACCTAGAGAAATCACAAACAAAGAAAGCGGTGGATTTAAAGAAATCTTAGAAGGATTAAGAGATTTTTCTATTGACATTGATGGGGCTTATGCTTGGACTAATGCTTCTGGAGTTGCTTTAACTGATGGTGCTGACGATGTGTTAGAAACTAATGTTTTAAATGCAAGACAAGCTGTCACATTTATCTTTGGTGACACTGCTTCAACAAGTGACATAAGTTACTCTGGAAGTGGTTTTATCACATCTATGAGTTTTACTGGAGGAACTGAAGATACTGCAACATATTCAATGACAATTGAAGGTACTGGAGTATTAACCCAAACTGTAAACTAAAAACTTAGGTGATTAGCTTAGGCACTATTTTTTGTTTAGTGCCTTCGCTATGACCCTTTTAAACTAAACAAAAAAAATGAATTACTCTTTTATAAATATAAACGAAAAAAAATATCCTATTAAGTTCGGTTTTAATGCACTTAGAAAATATTCATCTAAAACAAATACAAGTTTACAAGATTTGGACAAATTAGGTGATAATATGACCTTAGACAGTGCATTGACTTTAATTTATTGTGGCATTGAAGATGGTTATAGAGCTGCGAAACAAGAATTTGATTTAACTATTGATGACTTAGCTGATTTAATAGATAATGATTATGACAGTATTGGAAGAGCTATGGAAATTCTAGCTGAACACATGGGAGGTAGTAACGAAAAAAAGCCGAAAGCCAAGAAGTAAATAAAACACTTTCTTGGCGTGAACTAGAAAAATTGGCTTTTGGTTATTTAGGAATGGGAGTTGTTGAGTTTTATGACTACCTTCCGAAACATTTTTGGAATAAGTTGGATGGTTTTTATGAGCTTGAAAATTTAAGAGAAAGAGGAAATTGGGAAAGAACAAGATGGTCAACAACTTTATTGTTGAACATACAAATAGGAAAAGGTAAAAAATTAAAACCAACTGATTTGATTGAATTTGATTGGGATAAAAATGATAAAAAAATAGATTACGAAAAATTGAAAGCAAAAGCTGAATATATTAAAAAAATGAGTGAGCATGGCAAATAAAAGTGTTGGTTTATTAACTATTGCATTTGGAGCTGATTTAAGAGGCTTTGAAAGAGCAATGAAAAAAGCTCAAAGAACTGTCAAGAAATTTGGTGCTTCAATGCAAAGAACTGGTAGAAATTTGACCAGAAATATTACTTTGCCAGTAATTGGTTTAGGAACTGTTGCTGTAAAAACATTTGCAGATTTTGAGCAATCAATGTTAAAGGTAAAAGCGGTAAGTGGTGCAACTGATGCTGAATTTAAAACACTGACTGAAACTGCAAAAAAACTTGGAGCTTCAACAATGTTTACTGCCTCTCAAGTTGCTGATTTACAATTTGAACTTGCAAAACTTGGTTTTTCTAGTGAAGAAATAAATGCATCCACAGAATCTATTTTGCAATTGTCTCAAGCAACAACACATGATTTAGCTGAAAGTGGTGCAATTGTAGCATCTACAATGAAGAGTTTTAGTATGGAGGCATCTGAAGCTAGTAAAGTTGCTGACATTTTTGCTTTGGCTAGTTCAAATGCAGCAATGGATATGACTAAACTAAGTGTTGCAATGCCAACAGTTGGTGCTACTGCAAGTGCTGTTGGAGTAGATTTAGAAGAGTTAACAGCTCAAATGATGGTCCTTGCGGATAGGGGTATTGAAGCCAGTACAATGGGAACTCATTTAAGAAAGATTTTTGTTGAACTATCGACCAAAGGAATATCTTTTCAAGATGCAATGGAAAAGATTAACAACTCAACTAACAAAGTAAAAACTGCAACTGATTTATTTGGAAAAAGAGCTTTTGCAGCTGGTTTAATTCTAGCTGATAATACAAAACAAACAAATCTTTATCAAAATCAATTAAAAAATGCAACTGGCACATCTAAAAGAATGGCAGACATTATGGATTCTGGAACTAATGGTGCGTTGCGTAGATTAAGAAGTGCAGCTGAAGGTTTGGCAATTGATATTGGTCAAATGCTTATTCCAATTTTAATGAAACTTGTTAATGGATTACAAAAAGCTATTTCTTTTTTTAAGAATTTAGATAGTGATGTAAAAACAACAATTGCAACTCTTGGCTTGATGGCTGCTGCTATTGGTCCAATATTGACAGTTTTAGGTAGTTTGGTCACTGCCTTTTCAATGTTGTTAAGTCCAGTAGGTTTGGCGGTTGGTGCAATGGTCGCTGGAGCTGTTTTGATTGTTGCTAATTGGAGCAAAGTCAAAAAACCATTAGTTGACACAATAAATTATTTTATTGATTTATATAATGAATCAATGTTAGTTAGAGGTGCGGTTAATTTAATAGTGGCTAATATTAAAAATACATGGGCTGCGGCAAAATTTGCTTTTAGTTTAATTTTTAAATTAGGGCAAAATGTATTTGATGGGTTAAAAGATAAGGTTACCTCTCTTGGTAAAATTATAAAGGGAGCTTTAACATTTGACAGAGAAGAGTTTTTAGAAGGCATAAAGGATTATGGAAAAGCATTGTCTAAAACTTTTCTTGAAAATACTGATATTGTAAAAGAAGAAACAAAAAAATTCGGAAAAGAAATTGCCGATAATTACAAAGAGGCTTTAGACAAAACTCTTTCAAGAGAAAAAATAGAATATATTTCTGAAGAGGATGTTGACAATACTGTTTCTAAAGCAAAAGAAATGGCAAATAAGGTGTTGGGTCAATTTAAAGAAATGTTTGGTTTTGATATGGGTGCTGGTCAAAAAACTGAAAAATCAAAAGAAACACCATTAGACCAATTTAAAAACTCACCTTTTGGTCAAATGCTTACAATGCTAAAACCAGTAAATACAGAGCTAGAAAAAACAAAATCTTTAATGGATATTCTAAATGAAACATTTGGTTTAGGCAAAGAAGTATTACAACAATATGGTGATTCATTAGGACAACAACTTTCTCAAGGTGCTGAAAATATGAAAGAATATGCAAAGCATGTAAAAAATTCAATAAGAGATACTATTAGTGCAATAATTGCTCAAGGTGTTTCAACTGCCATAACAAATGCATTAACATCAACAGCATTTTTACCTCCTTTTTTAATTCCAGTTGTTGCTGGAGCAGCTGCTGGTTTAGCAAGGACCGCTTTTAATTCATTAATTCCAGCTTTTGCAAATGGGGGGTTAGTGACTGGACCTACCTTAGGATTGGTCGGCGAGGGTGCTGGCATAACAGCTTCAAACCCAGAAGTTATTGCACCTTTAAATATGTTAAAAAATCATTTAAATGGTAGTGGAACACAACAAGTTGAGGTTTTTGGACGTATAAGTGGAAATGATATTTTTATAAGTAATCAAAGAGGTGGAATGAGTAGGCTTAGAAGCGTATAAATATGAGTTTTGGAAAAAAATATTTTTCGTCATATAAGAGTAACAATGGTTTAGATTATTATCTAGAGCTGTTTGTAGCTAATTTTTCTGGGACAGCAACAGAGATAGTATTAGGAAAAGGCGGACCAGTCATAACTTACGAAACTGACCAAGAGGATAGATTTTCACCAATATTAAGTTCACAATGTGAGTTACCTTTTCTAGTTCAAAATACGTCACATCAAGATTTTATAGAGGAACTTAGAACTACTTTTCAAGAAAGACAAATTTATTTACATTTATATAGAGCCTCTAGCTCAACATATAGTGGAACAAAACCTTTATGGTCTGGATTTATGGTTATGGATTTGGGTGCTGGTGAAGATGTTTCATTTCCATATGAGCAAAAATTAACTTTTGTTGATGGTTTAGCTCTTTTAAAAGATATTGATTTTGTTGATTTAAGCAATGAGGATTTTGAGGATAGGGTTATGGGTAACTATGCACAAGAAAATATGTACTTTGGACCAGCTGTTTATACTTTTTGGATAAAAGAAATATTATTAAAAGCTGGATGTGCAACAACATCTCAAGGCTCAACTCAAGATTATGGCTTTACAACTGCAATAAATTGGTATAATGGAGCAATGCCAAATACAAATCAAAACTTTGACCCTTTTGGAAATACCAAATGTGTGGTCTCAATGTTTCATACAAAAAACGACCAACAAGTATTTACTCCAGAAAATTGCTATACAGTATTAAAAGAGCTTTTAAGGCATTGGGGTGCTAGGATAACTTATTGGAAACATGAGTTTTGGATTGTACAAATACCAGAATACATACAAGATGAAACTGGTTTAATTGATAATCCAAACAATATCAATACAAGACAATATAATAAAAGCGGAACTCAACTGTCAAGTCAAGACCATTTAGGTGATACGTTTTTTACTAGATATGAACAAACAGTTGGTCCAAATCAAATAAGTAAATTAGTTGGAACAAAATATAATTATTTACCTATTACACATAGAGCTTCAGCTGATTTTTTAAGTTTTGCCTCAAAAAATTATTATGGCGGTTTTCCATTTGGAACTAATGCAACAAGTCAAGAAATATTTCAAGGAACTATAATTGACCCATCAAGTGCAAACTTTTTATTTTTATCGATTCCATTAAATTGGGTTTGGGATTTATCTAACTCTAATATTATTGAACATACTGGTGGATGGTGGTGCTCTATTAAGTTTAATTTTTATGCTACAAATATTGATTCTTTAGGTAACATAACAGAATATTATTTGCAATATGAACAAACAACTGGAACTTACTACTGGGTTTTAAAAGCTGACTGGTCACCAATAGTTAAATCACCAAAGTATGTTATTAAGTCAAGACGTAACGTAGAAACAAATTATATAGGTTTTCAAGAACAAATTCCATTTGTTGATGCTAGTGGAAATGCAATAACAATGAATGGTGCGTGGTCATTCTTTTTAGACATTGAGGACTATGCAACACAAAATGGTGGCTCTTTCTTTTGTCGTTTTAGTGGTTATAATAATTTTAGTGGCACAGTAATTCAAAGAAATCCACAAGTTCATATTTTATTGCCAAATCCATCTGGAAGTGGAACAACACCATCTGGAACAGTAAGCTGGTCAAATACTTTACAAGACCCATCACAAATATTAGTACCTAGCACAAGTGTTCCAGTTACTTTTAATGCTGGAACAGCTCAACCAGATATTCAATTAGTTACAAACTCTGCTTTTGTGGGCTTTTTACAAACTTTAAACACAACACAAAATGCATCTTATGGAAATCAAGTTGTAACTACTATAAACAACAGTAATAATACTGAAATGCATGACTTTGGAACTTTAATTTGGGGTGATGCTGTTTTACAAGCTACAATAGGAGCTTTAAGAGTTAACAATGGTAGCACATATATTAAAACAAATCCAGCTGGAGAATGGGGTCGAGGCACTTTAAGTGGTGCAAAAACATTTACAGAATTACTTATTGATGAATTTTTAAGTGGTCAAGTTAAAGTTGTTATATCACCAACAATGAGATTGATAGTAAGTGAATCTTTAAAAAACCAAACATCTACTGGAAGTAGTGGACCAGCAACAAGACCAAGATTTGTAAACCCAATTGGTAGGCTAAGAGAAACGAGAAGCAATGAAACTGACCCAGAATATATCTTTAGAAGAGGTAGTTTTTTTACTTTACAAGATGAATGGGACTATGAGGGTTATCAAATTATAAGAGATACTGTCACAGCAACAACAACAACAAATGATTTGGGTGGTTTAGGTGGTGCTCAAGATGACGCACCATTGTCAAACGCTAGAATGCAAGGACCAGTTACAAATGCTTTAATGCAAAATGCTCCAGTTGCATATTTAAGAACAACTGTTGCTTCTACTGGCTCAAATGTTTCTGTAAATGGTAACTTTAATGTTGCAACTGGTTGGACTTTAGGAACTGGATGGAGTATTGACACAACTATTTCAAAAGCTAAATTTACTGCAACTGGCTCAACAAGTGATTTAATTCAAGATGTTTTAGAATTAGAAAAAACATATAAAATAAGTTTTAGAGTAGAGGTTACAGCTGGAACATTGACTGTAAAAGCTGGAACAACTGGTGGGTCTCAATCTATAACATCAAGTGGTGATTACATAATCTACAAACAATGTTTAGGAAATACACAAATAAAATTTCAAGCTGGAACAACATTTACTGGAACAGTCACTTTTGTTAGAATAGAAGAGCAAAAATCATTAAGTCAAGTACCGATTGAGCCTCTAGATTCGGCTGTATTTAAAAGCGGTGATACATTTAATTTAATTAACTCTAATAGTGGTGAAATAATGGAGTTGAATGTAACATCAAATCAAAGTGCTGGTGATACTGTAATTAATGTTACATCAACAGCATTGTTTGATGATATAGACATTGGGTCAATTGTTTTAATAAATCAAGATGACTTAGCGGCTCAATATCAAAACAAAACAAAAGGAACAGTTGGTGGCTTTGATATTACAGCAACAAGTATTGATTCTGGTAGTGTTGCAATTAGTAGTTATATAGATGATGATAGTTTTGGAACTGCAAGTGCTACAAGTTTAGCAACAAGTGAAAGTATAAAGGCATACGTTGATGGTCAAGTATCTGCAACAGATAGTTTGCAAGAAGTAACAACAGTAGGAAATACTACGACTAACAGTATAATGATTGGTAGTTCATCCAGCCCATCACACAAACTACAAGTTATTAGTGGTGATAATGTGGGTACTACAGAAATTATTAGTGCTTACGCTTTAAGCCAATCACAGCGAGTTTCTCTTGGATATAACAGTATAGTGGGTAGCTTTTCTTTAGCTATAAAAACATTAGCAACTCAGCCTATAACATTTCATCCAAATAATTCTGAGGCAATGCGTTTGACATCTGGGGGTAAATTACTTATTGGAGGTACAAGTGAAGTCGGCACGTCAAGATTAGTAGTTGATTCTGGTTCTGATAATTTAGTTGCAACTTTTAGAAGTGCTGGTGATAGTATTGCAGAAATAAGAATTGTTGATTCTAGCAATTATACAAGGCTATTAAGTGTTGGTAGTCAATTTAAAATAATGCCAAATGATGGTGTTGAAGTTTTAGTTTTAGATGGGAATAATAATACCGCAACATTTAGTGGACAAGTAACAATTCCAGCCACCCCAGTTGCTTCAACTGATGCTGCAAGTAAAGGGTACGTTGATGCTCAAATAGGAGCTAATAATGATTTGCAAGAGGTTACAGATAATGGCAATACCACTACTAATAGCATAATGATAGGTAGTTCTTCCAGTCCATCACATAAACTTAATGTTTCATCTTCTAATGATAGCACAGCTGTTGGAATAGATATTGGCTCTAATGCAAGTTTTGATTTTGCAGCTAATAGTACAAGTGGTTATTCTACATTGTTTTACATGGATAATGTTGGTTTAGATATTGGTCATGATTCTACTGCAAGAGCTATTAATTTTAAAACTGGTGGCTCAGATAAAGTTACAATAACTGGAGGAGGAAACGTAGGAATTGGGGCGTCAAGCCCTAGTGAGATTTTAAATTTAGCTGGAAATAATCCTAATATAAGAATTGATGACACAAGTGCAGCATCAAGAAGTGAATTAAATAGTGATTTAAGCTGGTATGATTCAACTGGTGCAAAGGGTGGTTTTATTGGTTATTTTCAGTCAGCTAATTTAGAAATCAGGTCAACTGCTGGTGATGTATCCATCGGTACTTTTGCAGGCACACAAATATATATAGATGGAGCTAATACTGGTTTTGGTACTTTAACTCCCTCAGAAAAAATTCATGTTGTTGGTGATGCATTAATAACTGGTGATTCAATGGCTGATGCTTTCAAACCAGCTGCAAGTGGTGAGCCAATTAAATTTAAAAACTTTGGTAGCACAGAACTTGCAAGGATTACTGATGGCGGAAATTTTGGAATATCAACTGTAAATCCACTTGCAAATTTGCAATTAGGCTCGTTTGGAACAGCAAATCAAGAATTTAGAATAGAAAGTGATGGAAACTCTTACTTTTCTATTTCAACAACAAATGGTGTTCAAAAAATTTATGCTGGTGGAGCTGGAACGCAAAGTAATGAAATGGCGTTTTACACATCAAGTTCAGGTACAGAATCTGAAAGAATGCGTCTTACATCTGGCGGACGATTAGGAATAGGAACTACAAATCCTCTTGCTACTTTACATGTACTTGGCTCAGCTGCTGTTAGTAGTTATATTTACATGGGTACTACACAGCGAATAAGCTGGGGTAATGGTAACCAAGAAATATCAGCAACAAATGACGCACAAATAGAGTTTAAAACTGGTGGCTCTGAAAAAATGCGTTTGACATCTGGCGGAAACCTACTCATTGGAACAACAACTGATAGTGCTAAATTAACAGTAGATGAAACAACTACTAATAATTTAACTGTTGCTCATTTTAAACATAATCAAGGCGGTGTAATAAGTAACTTGTTATTAGAAAATTCTGCTGGAGCAAATGATACTGGTTTTAGTTTTGATTTTAGATTAGCAAGTTCTGGCACATCAGCTAAAATTGGTGCAATAAGAACTAATAGTCCTGGTGCAGGTGACACAGACATGTTCTTTTCAACGTCAACTAATGGCACATCTGTTTCTGAAGCAATGCGCTTGACATCTGGTGGAAACGTACTCATTGGAACAACAACAGACGATGGCTCTAGTAAACTGCAAGTTGCTGGAACTGTAAAGATTATAAATGGCTCTGGAAATGTTGCCTTTTCATCTTCATCAAGTGGTGATTTAACAGTAACAGCTGGAGATGACATAAGATTAGATGCTGGTGGAAATGATATTGTTTTAAGAAGTAGTGGAACAGAGTTTTCAAGATTGTCAAGAAATTCTGGTTTAGAAATTACTTCAAGTGAAACTAATGCAGACATAAATTTAATTCCTAATGGAACTGGAACTGTTAATGTACATAAAAATCTACTTATAGGAACAACAACTGACGATGGCTCTAGCAAACTGCAAGTAAATGGTGATGTAAAAATAAGTTCAGAAAAGTTTTTGCATTTAGGAAGTAATGCAAATGGATTTGGAAGCAATTCAAATTCAAGTCCAATTATAAGAAGTAATAATGGAAATATATTTTTTGATTCAAATAGTTCTGATAATATTAATATTTATTTACAGCCAAATGGAGGTCAAATAGGTGATACTGCTAAAATACATTTCAATAGTAGAGCTGTTGTTGGTTGGTTTAATAGTGCTGTTTATTTAGGTGATAATGGTCAAAATAAAGATATAAAATTACAAGTAAATAGTTCTGACATAATAGGTTTAACATCTAATACAGAAAGATTTAGAATAAAATCTGGCGGAAATTTTTTAATTGGAACAACAACTGATAGTGGGGATAAGCTGCAAGTAAATGGAAATGTTAAGGCAGTTAGAGTTATTTCAGATATTTTAAGAGATACTAACGAAAACGGACATTTAGTTACAACAGTTACAAATGCAAGTAATACTGTTACATCTGTTGGTAATTTAGCAACAGCAAATTCTTTAACTTTAGGAGTAAAATCAGCTGGGGCTGTAAATATTCCAAATGGTAATATGTCGGTGGGTGGAACTGCTGGAGCTGTTTATAAATTAGACGTTGTAGGAAAACAAAGAGTGCAAAGTGTATTAGAGTTGGAAGATGTATTAACTTTAAATGCAATATCAACTCCATCTGACCCAGCAAATAATAAATCATCAATATATATGGATTCAGCTGATGGAGCTATAAAAGTAAAAATAAATGTAGGAGGAACAGTTGTTACAAGGACAATTGCCTCTTTTGAATAATTAAATAAATAAATAAAAATGATAACATATAAATGGATAATATCTTCAATGGATTGTGTAATACAAGAAACAGTTGAAGGACAAGAACTGCAAAATGTAGTAAATATGGTACATTGGCGTAGAGCTGCGTCAGAAGGTACTGAAGGTGAAGAAAATTATTACTATGCTGATGTTTATGGGGCTATGCCTTTGACATCACCAGACCCTAATGATTTTGTACTTTATGAAAATTTAACTGAAGCTAAAGTTGAGGAATGGTTAAATGAAATGACTGACCCAACACCAGCTGAAATGGATGCTCAATTAGCTGCAAATATTGAACTGCAAAAAAATCCAGTTGAGGAAACTTTGCCTTTGCCTTGGGTGTCATGAAAAGCGAAGTGAAAGATACAATGGAAATTTTGGCTGCAAATGGAACAGCAATTGGTATTAGTTTAACAGAGTGTAACGAAATACTTACTTTTATTTCTTTAATTCTAGCTATTAGTATTTCTTTATACAAGTTATACTATTGGACTTTTAATAAATAACATGAGTTTTTTTAGTAAATTATTTAATTCTGGTGAATTAGTTAAAGAAGTTGGTGGTGTAGTTGATAACCTAACAACAACAAAAGAAGAAAAGCTAGAGGCTAAAAAAAAGCTAAAAGAAGTTTTGCTTAATTATGAAAAGGCTATTCAAGTTGAGGTTAGTGAAAGATGGCGTTTTGACATGCAAAGTGATTCTTGGTTAAGTAAAAACATTAGACCATTAGTTTTAATATTTTTATGTTTTTCAACTGTATTATTGATTTTTATAGATTCTGGAACAATAAGTTTTAGAGTAGATGAATCTTGGGTTGACTTATTAAAAGTAGTTTTAATGACTTGCATTGGTGCATATTTTGGAGGTAGAAGTTTTGAAAAAGTAAAAAAATGAAATTATATAATCCAGACGAAAAAAATACACTAATAATGCAGTTTGGCAATGTTGCTAGAAGTTTAAGAAAAAAATATGAATATCCAAAAAGAATAGATAAAAGAACAAAAAAGTATGGCAATCAAAGAAATCACAATGGTGTGATGGGTAAATATAAACACAATGGCTAAGAAAAGAAAACTAAACAGCACAAATCCTAAGTACAAAAAAGAGGAAAAAACAAAGCAATATAAAAGAGTATTACATAAAGAAGTTAAAGGTTGTAAAATATATATGTTATATGAAATACTTTAAATTAAGAGAATTTGTTTGTAGTTGTGGATGTGGTAAAAATAAAATAAACAGAACTTTTGTCAAAGTTTTAGATGCTGCAAGAGCTTATTCTAAAGACGAAAATGGCTCAGATATTCCTTTTATAATTACAAGTGGATATAGATGCGAGAATCATCCAGTAAGCAAACCAACAAGCTCACACATAAAAGGTTTAGCGGCTGATATTTTAGTAAAAAATAGTCGTGAAAGAGCTGTGATTTTAGCTGCTTTAATGAACGCTGGATTTACAAGATTTGGCATAAGTTCAAAAAAAAATGGACCAAATTTCATACATGTTGACTTAGACGAAGATAAAATTCAAGGTGTTATATGGACCTATTAATTGACGTTTTTTGACGTTTTTTGTAAAAAACTTAATTTTCTTTTTAAGGCTGTTTTTAAGCGTTTTAAGCAACTTTAGTTTGTTTTGTTAACACTGATGTTAAAAAGTTTAGATATTGCAATACACAAAATTTACTAGAGAAGAAAAAAACACAAAAAAAACACATAATAATATTATGTTAAATTTTAAAAAAAGCGTATGGAATCTAAATATTTAGTTTATAAAGACGAAATAATAGAACATTTTTGGAATGGAAATGGCTATCAAGGCATTGCACAACATTTAATTGACAAGTATCATTTAGATGTAAAAAAACATAGTTTAAGGCACAGAATAAAAGACATAATTCAATATGAAATAGCTGACAAAGAAGTTATTGAAGAAAACTTAAAACTTGCAAAAAGAAGTCAAAAACAAGCTGACCTTAACAGAATAAAAAATAAATCATTTAGAGAGCATGTAAGGCTTGAAAACGCTTTAGTTGAATACAATAAGGCTTTGATAGATATTCTTAAAACTGAGAGCCTTAAAACAACAATAAAGCAACATGAATCTAAAGGCAAACAAGCAATCATTGTGCAAATTGCTGACCATCATTATAATGAGCTTGTTGATTTAAAACATAATAAATATGATTTTGAAGTAGCATCTAAGAGGTTACAAAAGTTTGCACATCACATAAAAGAATATGCTACTTTTTACAATGTTAGTGAGATATTTATTGCAATTACTGGTGATTTATTAAATTCAGATAGAAGATTAGATGAAAAATTAGCAATGTCAACTAATAGGGCAAAAGCAACATTTCTTGGTGTTCACTTATTAAAGCATTTTATTTTAGATTTAAATAGCATTGCAAATGTAAGTGTTGGTTGTGTTTCTGGAAATGAATCAAGAGCTTATGAGCTGGGTTGGGTCGATTTGGTCAGTTCGGACAACTACGATTTTACCATCTTTGAAATACTTAGAATGTTGTTGCCAGATATTAATTTTATTACATCTGGTGGCTTAGAATTAGTTGTTGAGGTTAATGGGCATAATGTTTTGCTAATACATGGGCATCAATTAGGAAATATGCAAAATGATAAGATAGCAAAAGTAATTAGTAAATATGCTAGAAATGGAATAATACTTGATTTTATGATTTGTGGGCATTTGCATGAAACTAAGATAACTGATATGTTTGCAAGAAGCTCTAGTTTAGTTGGTGCTAATGCTTATAGTGAAAATGCTTTATTATTAAGCTCAAGGGCGGCTCAGAATATATATATTATGAAAGATAAGGAAAGACATGATATAAGGATTGATTTACAGCACACAAAAGGTTTTAAAGGCTATGCAATAAATAAAGAACTATCAGCTTACAATGCTAAAAGCCTAGATAAAACACATAAAAAACAAACAGTTTTTAAAATTGTAATATAATTTTTATATATTTGGCTGTTTTTTTAAGTTAAAAATATTGTTTTTATAATATCTTGTTGGAAGAAGCCTCTTTTTTAAGGGGCTTTTTTTTATTTATCTTTATCTAGTAAATTAAAATAAATGTAAAGTTTTTATCATTTTTATGCTTTTATGTTAAAAAATTAATTACTTTTACAGCATCAAACAAATATTAATTAAAACAAAAACAAATGAAATTAACACCAGTAAAAGTAGAAAACAACTTCGCATACATGATAGCTGAAGTAAAAGTATTTGAAAACAAAGTAACTACAGTACACTTAAGATGCACATCAAATGCGGCTGTAATAACTTCAGAGCATACATTAAATGCAAGTAGAATGATAGTAGTTGAATTATGTCAATACACAATATTAAAATTTGCAATGGAAATGATAAAAGCTGACAAAGTATTAAAAACTCCAAAACAATTTTAAAAAAAATAGAAAACTTAACAGATTAACTGATGAGCCCTAATGGGCGAAACGCTGTGAAGCGTCTTAATCAAAAACAAATATTAATAAAAAAAACAAAAATGAAAAAACTTTCAAAATCAGAATATGCAAAAGCAAAAGCATGTGCAGAAGCAAGTAGTACAGAAGTATTATTATTTTTTATGCAAGATACTTGTGCAACAGAAAAAAAACAATTAAGAAATATTGCACAAATAGAATTAGATAAAAGAAAAAATATAGAATACTGTAAATACTATAATATATGAAACAGCACATTGTAAAACATAAACAAAACAAAAAAGAGTATTTATTAAATACAGTTGAATTGGATAGATTCTTTAAAAAACAAGACATATTAAATTATACTGTAAAAGATAAATTAACAGCTCAAGAAATATTAGGTAACGTCATTGCATTTATAACTGTTGCAATAGGCTCAGTTGGATTACTAATGTTGGGAGCAATAATGGATAAATTATAAAATGGAAAATTTAACACATACTGAATTAAGAATGCTTATAACATCTTTTAGGTATTTTTATACTCGCCCTCATAATACAGATGGTGATTTACGTTTAATAAAAAACAATAAAAAATTAAATGTTCTATGGAAAAAATTACTAAAAGAAGAGGATAAAATGATTAAATATTTTAACAAATTTTCATAAAATGACAAAGAAAGAACTAACAAAAATATATAAAGAATACAATCTAACAAAAGAAGATATTTATCAAGACCGAAGAGGTTTTGTGATAATAACAAGGTCTGGTATTGAAAAAATTCAATTTAATAAAAACATTAAAATAGAATTTGATGTTGTTAAATGTGACAAAGACAATGTAGTTATTAAAGCCATGAGTTATACAAAAGAAAATGATGACTGGTTTAAACAAATAGAAACTTTTGGAAGTGCTACTGATAAAAATTGCATTCAACATTTTAAAGTCGAAATAGCTGAAAAAAGAGCAAAGGCAAGATGCATTGTTCAAACAATAGGCTTTACAAATACTTATTCTGAGGACGAACTAAAACATCAGCCATAATGACAATAAAAGATAAAATTATAAATCATGCTTTAAACATAAGTTGTGAAATATTTAGAGCTGATAGAGATTATGTTTTAAACAACAATAATAGAAGTTCTGAAACTATTAAAGCAAAAAGAATGTTTATTTATTATTTATATAAATATATGGAAGTGACACATAATGGCATGAATAAATATTTTAAAACAATAAATCATGCTTCAAGCATTCATCATGTAAATAAATTTCATTTTGAATTGCAAACTTATGAAGATGTAAAAAAAGATTTTAATACTTTCTTGACTGAAATGAAAAGATTCAATGTTTATGGTGGGGGTTTTTATGAAAAAAGAAAAGAGATAAAAAAACTATTAGAAGAATTAAATCAAGTAAAAAATGAAAAAAATTAATATAACTTTTGAAGAGGTTAAAACTCAAACAGATGCTATAAAATGGCATCTAAAAACTTATGGAAATATAACAAGCTGGCAAGCAATTAAAGAATATGGTGCAACAAGATTATCTGCAATAATTTTTAATTTGAGAGACGAAGGATATAATATTATTACAGAAAATTTAGAGGTAAAAAACAGATTTGATAGAACAGTTGTTATCGCAAAATATTTATATTTCAAACCAATTCCACAATATAAACAACAAGAAATAATTTGGGGTTAATGGATATTGTAAGAGTTATAAAAAGCAAAGATTACACTACAATTTGTAATCGTATTTTTAAGGACAGAAGGTTGTCTTTAAAAGCAAAAGGTTTATTGGCAATGCTTTTAAGTTTTAGTGATTCATGGAAATTATCAATTAATGGTTTAGAAGTAATTTTAAAAGAAGGAAGAACAAGTTTAAGGTCCACAATGAATGAGCTAATTAAAAATGGATATGTAGAAAGAGAACAAGTTAGAAAAGAAGGAATGTTTATTGGTGTTAATTATACTGTTTTTGAATCACCGAGGTTACAAAATCCGACTGCGGTTAATCTGACATCACAAAACAGCCTACAAGTAAATAATAAAAGAATAAATAATCAATTTAATAAAGAAAACAGTAAAAATAAATTTTTTGAAGAAGTTATGGCTTTTGATATTTACTCAAAAGAAATGCTTACAGATTTTTTTGAATATTGGAGTGAGCCAACAAAAAGAGGCGTTTTAAAAAAAGATACAATGAAAACATGGTCAACATCCAGAAGATTAAAAACATGGGCTAAAAACGAATCAAAATGGGCTTTAAATAGCGTAGGCATAAGTAAAGTAGATAAGCATTTGCAATCACATAATGAGGCAATGCAAATATTAAAACAAATTGAAGAAAATGATAAAAAAAATAAGTGAATCTGAATTAACTAAAATGTGTGTTGAATTATTATCTAAAACTTATTTGGATTTGGGTCAACATAACATAGATGCAAAAACAAAAGTTTTAATGGCTCAAAGTTTAGCATCTGATTTAAAGAAATCCTTTTCATCACTTTTGTGGAGGGATGTTGAAATGAGCTTCTGGAATGGTGTCCGCAACACAGATGATTTTAGCATAAATGCAAAAACTTATTATAAATGGATTAAATTATGGCGGAGCATAATTTGGAACAATGAAGGTGTTGCAGACCACCAAAAAGATAAACGTCTTGCATATAGAACAGAAACTAAATTAATTACTAATAAATAAATAAAAATGGAAAAAAAATTAACTGAAGATGAATTAAAATCTTTACAAGAAAATGTTAGCAAACTAAATCAAGTACACATTGAACTTGGAAGGCTTGAAAATCAAAAGCATAAAATATTGCATGAAGTCAATGAGGTTGAAAAACTATTTGATGAACTGCAAAAAAATCTAGAGGATAAGTATGGGAAAGTGAGCATTAATATTGATAATGGTGAACTTTCTGAAATAGAAGAAAATGAAGGATAATGATGACATTTTAATTGCTGAAGATTGGTGGCTGAAGCCTTCATTATTGCCTACAAGTGTTTGGAGTTATGACAAAGGAAAAAATGGAGGTTATGTTGCCGATTTTGAAAGAGTTGGCAGAGATATTCGTTTAATAGGTACAAAAAAACAAATTAGAGAATGGTGGAGGAAAACTGGTGTTGAAATTAAAGATATTTGGCACACTGAGCTAACTGAAAAGCATAAAGAATTATATGAAAGAAACTGCAAAAAACTTGTAGTAATAAGATTAGGATAATGAAAACAACACTTAAAATAATT